CTTGCACTACAAGTTGGTTGAATATTAAGTGGATTCTGTTGTGCAGAGTTTGATGTTATGTTTAATAAAGCCTCGTAACCTGGCGATGCTCCAGTTTTTCCAACATAAACAGGGCCGTTCAACACAGCAGTTCCAGTTGGGGAAATATCAGGTGGAACGTAAGATACATCATTTGTTCCAACAACGATTTTATCTGTTTGAGTTTTTGCAATGTTCATTATAGTGTTGGAGGTGAAATTGTGGTTGCTGATTTTAAAACTTGAGCCATGGTTCCAAACTGTATATCAGCAAAAGTAGATGATAGTGTAAAACCAGATTTTAATTCTAAGAATCCTCTACTTATTATATTACATGTATTATCTGTTTTTATCAATATCTTTTCACCTTGAAGTCGAACATCAGGAGAATCAATAGTTGCAACTCTAGTTGCTTTGATATTAAACTGTCCATCTTGACCACCACCAATCGCTTCAAAATTAATATTTCTTCCTCTCAGTGTGATATCTCCATTCTCACAATCAATAACTACATCACCTTTTTTGCACTTTATAATCTTTGCTGGGAGTTGAGTAACATCTCCAGCACTTCTAACTTTTAAACCTTCACCAAGCACCTCTGTTGAAGATCCTGGCGTATATAAAACTGCCTTACCAGTTCCAGGCCCACCACCAGAACCGCCTTGACCAGTTCCAGAGTGAAACGCAAAAGACTGTGCTTCCTGTGTTTGAACTTCATACAAAGTATCACCATGTATGCTGCTCTGTCCACTTTGAGTGCAATACCTTAGATGCACATTTCTTTCTAAATTTTGGCCGTCATTTGGAGATTTTGACATTTTATTTCTCGATACAACTAATAACTGTTACAACAGCGTCTTGAGATATTTGAGCAAGTTGAGATGCATCATTTATCTTAGTAAATTTAAGAACTGGTAATAATTTAGCACCAGCTCCAGTGTCACTATTTATTGAAATCTCTGGAAGTCTAGTAAATCCAAATCCACCATTTACAACACTCGCACCCACAATCAAACCATTTTGAATTTTTAATTCTACTTCAGCTTGACCTACTTTTTGTATTGTATCACTACCTACTAGAGTGTCACCAGCAGAACCAACAGATCCACCACCCACTGAAACTGTATCAGTATCTTCATATCCAAAACCAGTGTTCTCAACAACAACATCATCTAAAGAAGTAACATAAGAAGACTCACCATCATAGTTTGCGTTTGGATCTGGAATTAATTCTTTGACATTTCCATCAAGATCAGTTTCAGTTGTGTTTGGTAAGAAACTTGAGCCTGGGTCTGTGATTACAACATCTGCAATTGAACCATCTTCATTAAGTCTAGCGTAACCTCCAGCTCCAGAACCCTTGTCACAACCATCAAAGAAAGAAAGTAAAGGTGGTTCTTTAAATCCAAGTCCTGGCCCATTGATCGCAACACCGATGATCTGTCCTAGAGCGTTGACGACAGCGTTTCCTGATGCACCTTCTCCGCTACTACCTATGAAGTCAACTCTTGGTGGGCCACATTTGAGAACATTAGTTTGACAATTTGGTGCATCTGGTGCTGCTGGAATTGCATTATCTAGACTATCTAAAAGAGGATTAACTAAAGAATTTAATCCAATTTTATCAATTATACTATCAAAACTGTCTTCAACTGATTTTGATACTCCATTTTTTGAAGAATATGAAGTTGCTGGTGGACAATTTAAAGCGTCACAATCAAGAACATTTGTGATAATGTTTGCATATTTAATTGCTTTTGAAAATGTTGAACTTGGAAGTGCAATACCACCACCTTGAATATTATTCAACTGCCCAAATATATTTCCAAGATTTGTATCTAAAATATTATTAATCTGTCCAAACATATCACTTAAGAAGTTTTCAACACCACAAACAGGAACGTCTAAGACTTGTCCAATCATATTTTCTAAACTTTTAGAAAGATAATCTAGAAGTGCATCTTGAATCTTTTCAATGTTGCAAAAAATTACATCAGTCAAAGATTTAGCCGCCTGTCCAGCTGGGGCCTGCAATGTTTTTGGTGTTTTATCCTTTAAAGTTAAATTTAATTTATCTAAAGTATCTTGTATTAACCATGATCTAGCACGACGAACTAATTTTGTCGTTGAGTTATGAATTTTATTTGTAGTAAGTTTTATCTCCTCTTGAATATCAATAACACCACCATAAATGGGATCAACATATGAATTTTCATCATTAAGTTGTTGAAGAGTTTCTAACTTTCGAGTAAAATCTTTTATTGCATTACTTATCTTTGATATCTCATTATCTTCACAAGCGGTGAAGTTATCAATAGTGATATTTGTAGAAGCTTCTTTTTGTTTTGCTGCGATTGTTTTTACCAATTCTCCAGGCGAGAATCCACCACCCCAAGGTGATGAAGGTGCTTGACGTTGTTTGCCAGATCTTTGTCTAACTTTAGGTGGAGTGTATGGAGTAAAACAAGTTTGTTTCTTTGCATTAAACTTTTCAGTGGTTAAATCATCTGGAATAAAAGTTTGTTTAAATAAAGTTCCAAATATAACTGGTTGTTGTCCATCTTCACCATCAAAGAAAAATCCAACTACAACCTCTCCACCTTGATACTGCAAGGTAGATCCACAACCACCAGTAGTTGTGGTATTTGGTGGTAGAAGAACATGAGCTAATGGAAGTTCATTATCTGGTAAATCATCTGCACATCCATGATATCCAACAATACGAACTCTACACCTAAGAGCATAAATGTCTTCACCGTCATCTGCTTGTTTCTTCTCTAAGGAATCACCCCACTCTCCTTTATCTGGATCGGTGACTTGACCGATCCACCATTGCATTGGATCTTTTCCTATAAAATTGGTAGATGACATTTTAATTAATCGTCATAGACTAAACACTCAGGTTCGTCTGGATGTAGGTCACAGAATATCTCTAATGCATTCGGATCATGATGATCTCCTGCTTCGATCTCTTCTTTATGATGTTCGACATACTCCTCTAAATCATGCAATTCTTCTTTCGCATGTCTGCGTGCTGCTGGATTTGATTGTGGATCGTCAAGGATTTGTTTATCCTTTTCGATATGATCTTCGATTGATTTCATTTGATTTCTCCTGTTTCTTTTATTTAAGCGGTAAATGCATCACGAATTAACATAAGTTGCGTTTCTGCCTTTCCGCCACCGATCAGATGTCTTAATTCAGAAATTATATAATTTCCACTAGGGTCATTAGTTTTTTCACTTCCATAAGAATCTGTTTCAGAATTTCCATCATCCTTTTTAAGAGGTAACTTGATCTTAATCACATCACCAGCTCTTAAATCAACGTTAACTGGAATTGATACTTGTAAGGATTGTGAAAATAATAAGTTATTTCTAATATAAGATTTATTTTGATAAACGGCAAGCTCACTTTCGGGTTGAGTATCACTCTTCTTCGAGCCCTTTTGTGCGACTCCGAGATCGCTTACTCGAAGCATTAATCGAGTTGGATAATCTTCAATACCATTTAATAATTTAACTGGTTTTTTCATTTTTAAATCTGTGATTTTAAAATCAACCTCATTCATAGTTTGATTTTCAATATCAATATATATGGTTCTATTTGCATACATTCCCATTCTACAGTTAAGTCCAATATCATTTGTTTGATTTAAATTATTTTGTAAAATTTTAAAACCCTCTGTATCCTTGTCATATGGTTTATCTGTTTGAGTATATGTAAAACTTGGTTTTTGTTCTAGTAATTTTTCGATTGATTTAAAGTGATATCCATCTAAATTCTCATAAAATAAAAAACCAAAGTTCTTTGCAGATGATTGTGTTTTTGAACATAACCACTGAATTGTGTCAAATGGTCTTTTTAAATTTCCAACAAATGAATAAGAATTAGTGGCAGGATTACTATCTAAATTTTTACTTGTTTGTATTCCTTTTTTTCCCTTTAATAATTTTTTTACCGTTTCAGTAACATTCCCAGTAAATTTTTGATTGACTCTCGATGTTTCATTAATAATTGTCTCAACCGACATGAACTCTAAAGTGGACACTTGTTTATTAGTTTCAGTGATAACGTTTCTAACAGAGTTTAACATCAACTTATGTTTTTCAGATTTAATTTTAAAATCATCAAACCCATCAACTTTAACTGTTACATCAACATACTCTCCACCAGTAATTCCCACTCTACTTACAACTTGGTCAATATCAATAAAAGTAATAGTCATAGCTATAGATGGACTATCAACACTCTCATAATAATCAATGACTGGGTTTCCACGAGCTATATCATAGTCTTCCTTTAATGAGGATCCCTCATTAGGACGTAACATACATTTAGTAATAAGAAATCTATTTTCCATTATGATAACATCTTAGCGATTTCTGGTGGTAATCCAGATTTAGAATTTGAAGTTACTGATAAGTATTTTTTAGAAGATAAGAGTTTTCTAAAAGGTATAGGAGCTTCTGTCACTTTTATATTTGCTTCCGAAACGTTTGGTTTAGATGCTTGAACTAAAGCAGGGGAATTCTGATTCATATCAACTGGATTATTAATTTGATTTTGTGCGTTTAAAACTTGTATTGCTTGATTATTCGCACCTAAAGATTGAATAATAGTGCTAGATAAATCCTTCTCATTACTTTCTATTACAGGTTTTATATTTTTTGATGTGACTAAACCACCCTGACTAAATCCTTTGGCTAAAGTAGGATCTTTTGCAGAGTCATACTTATATGTTGATACATCTCTTTCTGTCAACTGATCTTGAGAAGAAACATATGTAGCTGGATTCATTTGATTCTGACGATATCCAAGAGAATTTCCATATGCTGATGTTGGTTTCACTCCCTGTTCTCTGTCTAATTTATTCGCTCTATCCATCTTTTTCCTCGTAGCCTTTGATGCGTCACTTCTATAAAGAATTGGAAGTAATAATTCCTGTGGAATACCGTGTTCTTTTTTCATGAATTGATCAAAAGTGACCTTTTCAAATCCTTTCAACTTATTAATTTCACTCATGAGTTGATTTCTATGAGCGATTATATCAGGAACTCCAACGGCCACCATCATAGATTTCTTTCTACTTTCCCCAGTGAGAGTGTCTCTTGTTCCGTCATCTTGAGTTTCGTTTATATTATATCTCTCTATTGTTTCACTGGACATACCAGAACCAATCATTTCATTTTTCTCATGGAAGTATTCATTATCATCTGATAATTCATAGATGTCTGTGGTGCCATCAAAATATGTTTTTTCTAATCCTTCATCAGTCATACGCATTGATTTTTCCACTGGCCCTTTATTAAACCCTGCAAACTCTATACTATGTTCTCCCAAATATGAATCAGTAGTGCCTTCCATCAACTTTGGTTTATTTGTTGCACCAACTGAAGCATTAAGTCCTTTCAAAGTATCAACACCAACTTTTTTTACAGCGTCTTTTGTTACAACAAATTCGCCAGGCGTTAACATGGCAGGCACACTATCAACCTCACCACCCTGATTAAAACCAAATATGTTTTTTTTCTTTTTCTTTGGTTGATTTGGTTCTGATTTGTTTTTTTGCTTGTCTATTAGTACATCTATATCCGTTTTACCAGAGGGGATGCTTGGTTCTGATTTGTTTTTTTTCTTACTATTTTTACCAATACCCAAAGGATTTTTGATAAAATCCATTACTTTCATGGCTCCAAGGAGTCCCACAGATCCAAATAATGCTCCTAAACCTCCTTTTGTTGTAATGGAAGATAATGGTGATGAACTTTCACTCTGTTCACCTTGAGTACCTTGATCACCTTGATCACCCTTTTCACCTTTAAGAGCTTCAGCTCTTTCTTTCATCTCTTCTTTTTGTTTTTTATCTTGTTCTTCAAAAAGTTTATCTTCTTTTTCATTTTTTTCTACAATAATATAATTATTAATCTCTTGAATATCTGATTGCATTCCTTCTATCAACACTGATAGATTATTAATTATAGATTTTTGTTCTTGAATAATACCTAAATTAGAGTTGGATTTTTTTAGAGCACGATTAGCCACCTTGTCAATTGATTTAATTGACTCAAAGAAATTACCTATGGTTATCTTTTTCGGTTGTTCTAATTCTTCTTCATCCATACTTTTGAACACCCTCTTGTTGTTGTCTCTTTAGATTTTCCTTTTCAATATGATCTTTAAGAAGAGTTAGATAAATGTCTCTTTCCCAAGGCATCATATTTTCAAGTTCCGTCAAGCTGTATTTATGGTATTGCATGAGAGCGAAATTGATACGGTAATAGGATTCAAGATCCTCTCGTGCAATACTTAGCCGAAAAAATCAGCAAGACCCTCCAAAACAATACTATTCTTTTTCTTTGTGTTTGGATTTATAACTTCAATGGTATGAGATAGTTTAGGCATCGATGCAAAAAACTTCTCAACTTTTTTATATTGTTTTGAATTTAACTGTTCAATGAATTTAATTCTCTCATCTGGAGAGTAATCCTTGGCCTCCCAAGCATCCTCCTCTGTATAAACAGTATCCATACAGTCAGCAACAACTTTAAAAGTTTTATCAACAATAGTCTCTGACTCGTCTTCAACATCAAAATTAGATTCAACAAATTGATTCAATGATGGATACTTCATCCGAAGTGTCATCTTATCATCTAAAACAATATCAGTATTATGATCTTTTGGTTTAATCACCTTAATTTCATCAACATACACCGTTACTGGAACTTGTGTTTTTTTGTCATCAGGACATGTTACAGTCATTTTAATATCCTCTCCTATTGATTTAGCACGAATATTTAAAAACAAATATTCAATGTCAAATGTAGGAAGACTATCAACATCAATTCCTCTCGTTAAAATACATTTTTTCAAAACATCTGTTACACAATTTGTAATTTCATTTTGATCTTTTGATTCTAAAGCTAAAATTAAAATCTTCTCCTCTCTAACGAGAAATGGTCGATATTTAACTTTTTTGTTTGATGAAGGTAACTTCAACTCATACGTTGGAGTTTCAATTGTTGGTAAGGGCATAATTTATTATTCAGTGTTTTATTTAGAAAGCTCCAGCTGGAAATGTATTTCCATATTGTGCATTATCGGCTCTAACAAGTTGACCTGTGGTTTTAAGATTTTTTTTACTAAAAGTATATCCACCTTCAACAGCATCATTTGAATTCACAACTCCATTCGCTGTATTAAGAACAGCTTGATTAGAGTCGTTATAATCAAAAGATGTAAAGAATCTATCATATGCAAACTGCACACTACATTGTAACACATTTGATTGTCCGTAGGCAACTCTCATCGATGTCATATCACTTGGCCAAATATTTACAAATTCATAACTGGTCATGTTAGATTTGTACTCTGTTTTTTTATCGGTGAAAGTGTCTCTTTCAAATTTTGTGATATGAATTATTTCTTTATAATCCTCTGGATAATTAAAACGTGTATATGCACTATAATCTCTCTTATTTGTTTGAATTGGATTGATATAACTCATCCAATTTTCCAAGACTTCCAAAATTACCATATCAGCATCACAGTAAAAAGTAAGATTTAAAGGTGGAAAGTTTCTCATATTTGGAAACTGTTCTTGAATACCTTGATGATGACCAGT